GGTCATAACTTTTCAGATCTCCCACACACTGCACTATCGGAATATGAATATTATCGGGAAGAACCGAAGGATTGAAACTTAAAAAAGCATGATAAGAGTTTACGTCAATCTCGTCTATATGCCGGATAGGCACAGGAAATTTTAAGCCATTTAATGTTCTGCCGGTATTGGCAATAGTAATATCGTGTCCCATGTCAATCAACGTCTCGGCATACTTATAAAGTCGGATAGCAGGTCTATATTGAAACAATATTAATTTCATCTTTCTCCTCTTTAATCTCATAGTTTATCTCTTTTATTTTCTGTCGTTAGTTTTTCTCACCAATTGTTTTAATTTTTTATAGCAGTTTTTCATAAAGGCCTTTCCACATTTTAGCTACTGTGCTGTAGCTGTGGAAGCTGTCACAGAATTCTTTTGTGTCTCGACTTATTTGCTTTAAATTACCATCTATTGCTCTGCGGATCGCATATATACAAGCATTTACTGTCGGTTTGCGGAATGCTATTATAGGATGATCGCGAGTGATCTTCCCGTTACTCTGCTTAATCGCCTCCTGACTGATATGGCATATTGTAGGAATACCAAACTGCATCGCTTCCAATGCCGCATTACCGTAAAATCCTACTCCTGCCTGATCAAAAAAGATCTGAGCAGACTTCTTCATTTCTACACATTTTTGAAAAGGAACCTTATGAATTATTTTAACGTCGAATATCCTGCCCTGTGCTCGCAGTTCTGCCGCTGCAGGTAAAAAGATACTGTCTGTTCCTTTTTTGCGTAAATTGGACGGCGAATGGGCTACTGTGAGCTTTCTAATTCCCTCACGAGTGTAGCCGTAATTGAAAGTCGCTTGAACATTCTCACAATCAATTGCATGCTGAGTATATATCCCCTCATATTCCGGATAGTTCAGGTCCGGTGTAAGAGCTGTTCGCAAATCTGCTAACATATATTCACCCATCTGGTAACTTGCCAGAGCTGCATCTTTGCAAAATGCTTCTCTGCGGAATTGACTGCCGCCAACTGTTACTACTATCTTCTTGTTTTCAGGTATTTCCAGAATTCCATGCCAGTCTCTGGTGGGAGGTTCATCGCCCTTAAAGTGTATTATATCTGCTTCATCAACCATCTTCTGCACGTTGGCAAAAGCCCTTTTCTGTAATTGTCTTAAAGTCTTAACCTTTTTAATTCTGTCCTGAATACTCATTGCCACATCGTTTTCTATCTCCACCTTACGTACCGTCTCAGCGAAGACATAATCGGCATTATAGACAGGATAGCCATAAGTCACAAGATGGATCTCGTGTTCAGGATAATGTCTTCTAAAAGCATCTCTCATTCTCATGCCGCTACCGGCATAATCCCTTTCACTCAACATTACTATTTTCATTTATCCTCCTAATGTTATTATTAATATCCCGACAAAGAGAAAGATCCAATCCTGCCAGGGATGTCGTGGTATTACTATCAATCCATTTAAAAAATCCCAATCTGATTTTTTCGGAAATAACCTGTTATAAGATATGTAGTTAAATACTCTTTCATAGAAGAAGATCCCGGTTAAGGTAGCTCCTGTCAGTTTGATCAGCAGCTGACTAATAGGTGGGTGCCAGAAATAAGTGCTGAGTATTATGCCCAGGATACCAACATTCTCACCCAGTACACGCCAGGTATGATAACAGGCAATTCCGCAGCCAGCTACCTTTCCTGATCGTATTAGTTTATTTTGTAGTCTTCTCTCTTCGCTTGCCCAGGTAAAACCTTCTGTTGCGCCTTCACCTATCCAATACCATATATTCATAATTATAAAAAAAATCATATTCTCTCCTACATCACTATAGCTGTTTCTGTGCGACACTTCCAATGGAACGGTGGAAAAGGTGTATGTGCTCCACTCACTCCAGTCGGTTCATCACTATCATTATAAATTACATCCTTTTCACTCACCCAGGGAGCTAATGATTTAATCTGTTCTCGGGCTTTATCCAGACTGCCTTCTTTCATTTCTACAGCCAAAAGCTTATCCCTTACTTCCAGGGCATCCTCCAGCGGATATACTTCACCTTTGCTCACCAGCGCATAACAAATGTCACTCGTGCGATCATCCATGGGATTGATCAGAATATACCCGCGTGCTCCTGCTTTCTCATATCCTCGCAGCCTGCCGAATTCTCTGATACGAAGAGATGTATGCTCTGCCAATCCCTGCCAGTATGGCCGCCCTTTGCTGGTCAACTCACTGAATTGACCTTTCAATACATCAGTAAGTTGGCGCATGGTATAACCTCTGTCTATTGCCTTAAAAACTTCATCTGAAAACTTTTGGGAAAGATCCGCATTGAAATGTTCTCCTATCCAAAAAGACTGTTGTTTCCCGAATATGGCTGTCTGGCGCTGTTCATCTACGCCATAAAGTCCTATACCAAATTTGGATCTAACTTCCTTTTGAGCATCATTCAATCCATACTTAAAGCTCTTCTCTATAAAGGTTTGTGTTTGTTGTCGAACTGCGGAGCTGAATTCCTCACCCAGTTTCACATTGATTGTTTCTACCAGATCATCAAGAACGGCAGGAGTAAGTTTCTGAGTTTCTTTAGTTGCGATAAACATACGGATTGCCTGTCGGCTGGATTGTCTCACACTGTCTTTCCAGGCATTATTCAAAACCTGGTAATATTGGAACATCAAGTCATCGTAACGGCTCATCACATTCTCCTGAAACGTGCTTTACCGCGACGCGGATTATATCCAGGGAACTGCTGCAGCCAGCCTTCGGTTGCATCCGGACCGTCCATAAATCCATCGGGATACGCCAGAAACTGCTCTTCCAGAGTCTTCACATCCTGCCCGTCAGGAAAGAGTATCTTGCCCTGCTCAATAATCGTTTCCATGCTTTCGATCCGTTCGGTTTTCTTGCCTGTGTTGTCATATTTACGAATCTTATGAGTGATGGAAGGTAACCCTTTTGCCTGGCAAAACAGATCGAAGTCTCGAATGAAATATCTGTATTGAGAGAAATTGCCTTCAACATAAGCTCGAAATCTGCTGCCAAATTTTTCGGAAAGCTCTTGGAATGCATCATAATAAGCACGGAAAAAGGCTCCGTCATTCTCCTGACGCACTCTCAAATTAGTTACGTAGTATTTTTTTTCATTGCGAAATCCGCCTAAAAAAGCCTTATAGCAAGACTTCTCACCAGGAGCAAGATCCGCATATAGCCTGGCAAAACATCCCCTTGTTTTAGGTAATTGCCGCCAGCGCTTAAACCATTCAAATTTAAAAATCTTGCCTTCGATTATCTTCTTACCCATCATCTCTCGCAGATAATTAACCTGCCCCATATCCTGACGCATTTTTACCAGTTCAGCATCAGAATATTGCTCTGGCCATACGGAAGTTCCATCCGAACGTTCCACCGGATATCGCAGCATTATTTTGCCGCCACTGCGCAAATGTTTTACATCTTTCATCTCCAGTCCGGGTCGCTCCGCTTTCATCTCATCAAATAGAAGATCCTCGAATTGGCAGATTGCCAGGTTTGGATGAGTCAGATTGCCTTTCCAGGTACAGATAAAATCATTCTCCGGATTCTTGCTGCCGAATATAGCTCCCAAAACCTTATCCAGCTTTCTTTTACCGATAGTATAATTACCAATATTTTCATCCTTATCAATATCATCCACGTCCACCAGGTCAACTCGCTTTCCGGTTTTAGGATTGAGAGATCCTCGACGAAACTGAGCAATTGATCTGGCGCGGATACGGGCTTTGTTTTTCAGATAGAAATCATCTTCTTTACCATCGATGATTTTCATTTCCGGAAAGTCGTTTTTTATGCGAACGTTATTCTCTAATTCATTCCAAATCAAAAACGTTCGCTCTTCACTTATCTCCTGATCAGCAGAAACACATACTGCATAAATTACACCATTGATCAATTTCCAGATTGTATAAGATGGACCAAAAAGCATCGTTTTTGAGAAGCCGCGGTAACCGGTAATTCCAGTAATGCCATTTATATTAGCCTCAATCTCGTTAAAGCAATTAGAATGATCTCTGGAAAATGGTTTTGTGACTATATGAGGTAAGTATGTCTGGCAAAAGAATTTAAAAGCTTCCCAGCCTTTGTCGGTTACTTTCTCTACTCGGCTGGCTTTGGCTGCCGGTGTATCCTTCTCGAATGGTCGGATCGATGGTGTCTTAGCTGCAATTTCATGCAGCCGCTTCATTTGAATCTTAGTGAATTCGTACATATTTCTTCCTTAACCATTCACTGAAATCAAGTAGCGAAGCCTGATAATGTTTTCGAAGAACATCGTTGCCCGTTTCCAGACAATAATTGATAACCTCACTCTGAAATTTCAGAATATATTCCAACATTTTCCGGTCCGGTTTTCGACGTTCCAGATAACCTTTCAGCATACTATTCAGGGATTGCAGGTCTTTGTTTTGTGGTTCGGTTTTAAATCTTTTCAGTGCTTGTAAAAGAGCTTCATCTGCTGCTGTCTCGATCTCTTCCTGCAGGTTTTTAGCTGTCTCGGCTTTGGTAATCCATTTGCCTTTTTTGATCCATCTTTTAATCGTACCTTCCAAAACCTGAACATGCCGTGCAATAGTCTTGGGTTCAGTGACACCATTTTCAAACAGCTCCTGTGCAATTTTCTTAGCGTCACGATAGAATGTAGCATGTGGGCTTCTTGTTTTATTCATTATTCCTCCAGGGGATTTACTTGATTTTTCTCAGTCCATTTATTCAGCACATTACCCTTGATTCGTATACAACCACCAACTCCATAGGGGCGAAATGCCGGCAGTGGATTATCTATGTCATTAATCATACGATATATGGATTTTATGCTCATATTCCAGATCTCAGCAACTTCATCAGGACGGTAACTTCGATCATCTCTGAATAATTTTTTTCCCATTCCTGTAATCTCCATACTCTATTTTAATTTTTTAATTTCTTTAGTGGTCAAACCCTGCTGGGTATTGATGGGAACTCTTTTCCTTTGACGTCTGGTTTTTAACCTCTTATTTTTATTTAGTGCCCAGAATATCTTCCAACTCCATTTTAACCTGTATTTCAATGGCGCTGCGCACATATCGGCTATTAATTGTTGCTCTATGTCTGTGCGATATTTACGCACTTTACGTCTGATTTTTTTCGGCTTCATATTACCTCATTTTTTTTGTGTCGTTAGTTTTCTCAGGAATTGTTTTAAATTTTTCAGCCTGTTTTTTAGTTATGTTTCCTAGAATATCACGCATTTTTTTTCGATATGCAGCCGCTTCTTCCGGTGTCATTTTTACTTCTTCCTGGTTAGATTCCTGTTGTTTAATTTCTGCTTTCTGTTTTTTTATTTTTTTATCTCGTTGCCAGAATGCCCATTGCGTGCGATATTTATCGAACTTTCCAGGTCTGTAGAGAGTTGATGGATGCAGATAATTGATCATCTTTTTATCTTCCAGCCAGTGCAGCACCTTAATTTCATGAACCTTCTGAAAATCTTCAAATTCAAAGCCGTCATTCCGGCGCGCCACGATACTGGCTTTTGTCTCCTTGCTCAGCCGGTATTCGATACCGGTGCGCTGATGTAGATCTTCAAGCACCTTACGGCAGAATTTTACCACGTCAATATCACCAGTGAAGCTGCCGGATCTCTTCCTCTCTCGCCGGATCGCTTGATCATACCAGGCATGCAGCTTCCGTTTTGTTTCCAATTCTCCGATCAGTCCAATCAATTCAGCGTGCTTTTCTTTCAAGGATTTCAATTATATTTCCTCGCAAACAACATTATCCACTTCTCACCAATCCAACGATCTGGCTTTGGTGAATTGTTATTTCTTTTTTTACTTTTTTACCGATATCCACAGTCCACCAGGGTCGTTCACCTTTCCAATTTTCTATCGACATCCTGTGGATCAGCTTGCCGGTTATAATTCTTTCGGAATTCAGTGTAGCTCTGAATTCGACTATGTCACCTTCTCTCATCTCTCACCTCTCATTCATCTTAACTAAATAATGCGGAACCGGCGGTAAAAAAAGGCAGGAGTAATACCTCAAAAACCCGCCGGCACCTCTCCGCATTATCATTATAAAGCACTAAAATTCAATGGAATAGATTGTAATTTTCCGTCTTCATTACGTGCTCGAAAATTGAAGTAGGTTTTGGTAACATCTACCTTGATGCTGTCTTCAATCAGAGTCATAGCTTCTTTCCATTCTTTGTCTTTGATCTTCAACTCTCGCAGACTCTTCAGTTGATGAACATCTACATTACCTTTTCGATCGACCTTGAATGCTTTATTTACAAGTGCTATAATGTTATCATTAGCACCTGAGCTCCATTTCTGAATACATTGATCAATCTTTGCTTTGGCGATATTCAGGCGTTCATCCGCTACGAAATGTTTGCTGATCTTCACTTCAATCTGTTTCGTTTTATCAAAATTATAAAGTGTTGTATTGCCTTCAAATTCGCCGGCGTTGTTTTCTTTTGATATCTCATCCAGATATGTATTGATCC